TGCCAACAACTTCAAAGAAGGTTTTGTAAATGGTACACGAGCGCGAGTGGTCCGGTTCAGCAACGCCGGCAACCCGGTTGTGCTAACCACTGACGGCGCTGAGATTAGCGTCCAGCAACATACCTGGCGAACCTACAATGACTCTGGCCGGCACGTGGTAGCTGAAGTTAGCCAATACCCACTACGGCTAGCGTGGGCCGTCACAGTCCACAAGTCACAAGGCTTGAGCCTGGACAGCGCAATTATTGACCTGAGCCAAGCGTTTACGCCAGGCATGGGTTACGTGGCGTTGAGCCGGGTACGCTCGCTAGAAGGTCTTTACTTAAGGGGCTTGGGAGAGCAAGCTTTAGACATGGATCAAGTAATAGCAAAGTTTGATAAGGAGATAAGATGAACCCATTAGAAATTATTGGCAGCATAATTGCCTACATAGTTATTTTGGTTTTGACGCTTATGGTTATACACTACGCCTTTGGCCGTGTACGATCCGCGTTTAAATCAGTTTTCAAGCGATAAGAAGTATTGACATAGTTTAATATCTTTGATACGCTAGTTAGGTCAAGCAATAAGGAACGCGTGGCACCAAGAGGGGGTAATCGTGAAAATCAATATTAAGCATATTCCGAGCTATCATAAAGGAGTGATCGGCTGGAAACCCAGCAAGTTCTTTATTGTACGCTGGAAGAAAATATTTAATTAGTCAGGAGACAGAAGACATGACTGCAAATCAATCAACTCAGTTGGTTAAAAACCCAACAACTAAAAAGGCTATCGCTGTTCTAGCTCGCTATGCGCGCGCCGAAGCTAGCCTAAAAGCTCTTGAGAAAGAGAGCAAGGACGCCACCGAACTTATAAAAGAAGCCATGATCGCTGGCGGCGTTACCAAAGTAGATATTGATATTCCGGGCTTCACCGGCTATATCACACTGGCCGAGCGTACCAACTATAAGGCCGACAGTCTTGATGACGTTGACCCTAAGTTCCACAAGGCGGCGCTTGATACTGAGAAGGTTAAAGCTGAAGCTGTATTGACCGGCCAACTGCCAGCTGGCGTCAGTGAGTCCAAGACCCAGTATGTCACTAAGAAGTTCAAGGCCGCAGAATAATGTGGGGCCGCTTTTTGTGTTGGCTAGGCCAGCACAACTGGTGTGAATATTCTGGTTACTATGAAGAGCGAGTGAAGCCGGGTAGCCGCTGCTGGCGCCCAGATTGCGAGGTCAGGTACAATGGATAGCTTCTCAATCTTTGTTCTGTGTGTGCTGGTCATTATGGCTATCAGTGGTATGCACCGCCGGCACACACGCGCCCGGATTATCCGCGAAATGCGTGACGACAACGCTACCGGTGACGAAATAGCAAAAGTTCTTAAAGCTTATAAGGAGTCAGAGTAATGGCACGATTAATATTTGTCCTGGGTAATCCAGGCACTGGCAAGTCTACCAGCTTGCGTAATCTCAAAAACGAAGATGTCGCGTACATCACTGTCACCGGCAAGGAGCTGCCATTTCGCAGCACTATCAAGCCGAACCCGGTCAAAACTATGGACGAAGTCCGTAAGATGATCCTGGTCGCCAAGAAGCCAATTGTGGTGATTGATGACGTCAATTACCTATTTACCAAAGAAGTGTTTGGGGCGTCTGACAAGGAAGAGAAGTGGGGCGTGTACGATAAAATCAGCAAGGACTTTTACCAAATCGTCCAAGCTATTTTGAACAAAGACACCGAACAAAACTTCTACCTGTTCGGCCACCTGGAAGACCCGGACAGCAGTACGCTGGCGCTCAAGACTTTGGGCCAGGCCACACGCAAAAACAACAACCCCGAAGGCTGGACAAATATTGTCTTCCAGTCCGAGGTTGAGCTTGACGAGTTTGTGTTTAAGGTTAAAACTGATGGCTCAGGCGTAAAAGCGCCAATGGAAATGTTTGAAGAGTCAACAGTTCCGAACGATCTAAAAATCGTTAATGCTAAAATTAATGCCTACTACAAAGGAGGAAAATAGTTATGGAAAATCCAGCAACTAGCACACCCGGCTACCGAGTAGCCTACAATATCAACCCTAAGCTTCAGGCTACTAACGTGCTTGACCAGAACGGCAACCCCACTGGCGGTGAAGTTTTGCTGCAAGTTCAAAAGGGCGATATGCCGGAGTTCCCTTGCCTGATTGTCAAATGGCAGGACGGCCCACGCGGTACAGCTGAAGACGGTACGCTTACCGATCCGAACGGCGCCTTTGTTGAAGATGTACTCTGGGCCGCGCTTGAGCGCCTTGAGTTCTTTAACGAGAGCAAATACCGTGACCGCGCTAACAGTATTGCCATCACTCATATTGAGCAAGCGCTTCAAGCTCTAAAAGACCGCCAGCTTGAGCGGTCACACCGTAACGTAGAAGGGAAGCACGAGGTTTAATTATGGGTTTATTCAAAAAGACCAAAGAAATCCAGCTGCAAGAAATGAAGTTTGAGGTACGGATACTCAAAGTTAACGATATTGTTTTCATCAACGGCGCGATCTACAAAGTAGAGTCAGACTGTCTTCAGCAGCTAGCAGTCAAGCCGATTAACCAGGCCACCGAGCCGGCACAGGCCGGGGAGCAAAAATAATGGGTATGTTTGATGACGTCCTAGATAATGTTGGCGAACCGTTTAAGGGCGGCGGCAAGGGTTTTGAGTATGGCACTCACGAAGTAATTATTGGTGAGGTTGAAGCCAAGCAAAAAAATACCAAGAACGATCCAAAGGCTGAAGTCATTGAAGTTCTGGTATTTGACGAAGCTGACAATGATAAGCAAGCTACCTGTACGCTGTACTTCCACACACCCGGCGGCGCTAAGATGGCCGTTACTAAGGTACTGGGTATCATGGTCCACAATGTCGGTGAAGAAAAGAAGGACGCGGTGCGCGAGCTTGGCAAGAAATTGTTTGGCGCCATTGATGATCCGACCAAAGCGCGTGATGTAGCCTTTAAGCTTATGCAAGATAAGCTAGTCGGCAAGAAAGCCTACTTGGTTGCCGAGCCGCAGGGCAAATATAAAACTACCAGCTATGGTGACATCTGGCACTACGAAGCTACGCCGCAAGGCGAGTCGCAGGACGCCGGCCAGGAAGCTGCTAAGGCCACCGGCGGCGCAGTAATGGACGAGTCCGAGCTGCCGGAAGATTTGGATTTGTAATGGATAAGAAGAAACGAACACGCCGAACTGATGACGGCTTTGTGGGCGTCAATCTTGCTAAGGGTGGTGATATGACTCTGTTCAACAGGCTTGAAGAAGAAGTCAAATCTGACCCGGAGCTGGACCGCAGCAAAGTTGTACGGCTGGCGCTCAAAGAATACTTTGACAAGCGCGACAAGAAGTAAACGCTGAGGGTATCAGTGGTATGGTGCTGATACCCTCTTATAAACGCTACACCTAGCGTGGTGCAAATGGTTAGAAGCAGGGGTAAAATAGAGGGTACTATGCAAGAAGAAGACGAAAAGTCGGTTGTTTCAACCACCGATCAAAAGATGTCGCTTAAGGCTAAACAGGCCAAAGCCATCACCAACAAGTACCGGATTGTCCGGTTCAGAGGGGCGGTACTATACCGCGCTGACGCTGGTTGGGAGCCTTTATCATTTGATGAGTTTGCTCGTATTTGCTACAAGGTACACGGCGCCAGCATACGCCAGACCCAGATCAAAGACTTGCAACATTTATTCTTTACCAGCTCTGACGACCTAACCAAGTACGCTCATTATATTGCCATGCCAGACAACCGAGTTTGGAATATGAAGAAGCTGAAGTTTACCGAGGACGTCTCTTATGAAGATTGTGTTTATACTACTTCTGTCAATCCTGGCGAGGGTGACAGCCACCGCAAATGGCTAGAGCAAGTTACGCTTGGCGACAAGGAGTTGGCTGACGATATTATCAGAGCTATTGCGCCAGTGTTTATGGCTAAGAAGCCGTTTGGTATATTCTGGTTTCTTGGTAACGGCGCCAACGGCAAGTCCACCGCGCTCAAGTCGCTGTACGCTATATTCGGCAGCGAAGCTCCGTACACCCACAACCGCTGGTTCAGCCAGCTCACCGTCAAGCAGATTGAGGACGAACGCGATACACCAATGATAAACGGCAAGCTTGGTAATATCTGTCTTGAAAGTAATGACGGCCACATCAAAGACACCGGCGGCTACAAAAACCTGGCCGAGCATAGCACTTTCAGCGTCCACCGGTTCAACAGCCAGGACGGAGTACAGGTTGATGGCAACGTCCACACGATTTTTAACGCCAACAATATTCCTACCTTTGCCGACAAAACTCAGGGCGTTCGGCGCCGGACCTTCACAATTCCGTTTAAGGCTAGTTTTCCGCAAGACAACACCTTTGATGAAAAGTTATTTGCCAACCCGGAGTTCCTACCGGATTTGCTAGGTGAAATACTACGGACCACCGTTGCTATCCGAAAGAACGGCTACAGCTACGCCTTCAGCGATCAGACCATGAAAGCCAAAGAGGATTATGACGAAGAGGTGAATACTGCCGAGACGTACTTTGAAGAGCTGCTTGCCACCGAAGTCTGGGGCTTCACTAACTTCACCGACCTGACCAAAGACTACCAAAAATGGTGTGATGAGCGCAGCTACACGGCTCTGGGTAAAAAAGCTATCGCTCACGCTGCCAAGATTATTGGCTACGAGCGCAAGTCGTTTAAGAAGGACGGCAAGCTTACCACACGCTATGTCTGTGAAGACTATGATCCGGAAGAGTTGCTTGAGCTGAACCAGCGCTGGGGTATGTTCCAAAAGGCTGACAGCAATATTGAGCTGGACGTGTCCGAGAACACCGTTGATAACCACTACGATAACTTAATCAAAATGCTCTAATGGCTAGTTTAAAGACCCGATTTGAAGAGCTAATCCACATGGAGTGGGGTGAGTTCGTGAAGCTTGAGCATGACAAAAATGCCACTGTTGATGATGTGGTACTTTGCTCGCTGATCCGGGTGTGCGCCGAGACTGATGAAATTGCTTCTATTAAGCTGGCTTTTGACCGGGTGGACGGCTTGCTTGAGACACTAATTGAAATCAAAGTGCCAAAGTTCTATACCCGGTATATGAAAGCTACCAGTATTGAGCCAGGAACGGCTGCAATAGAAGCCCCAGAAGGCGCGCAAAAAGAAGAGCCAAGTAGTTATGACCCTGCAACGGCTAAACTCCGCGAGACCCTTAAGGAAATGCGCCAGTTGCCGCGTGATGTTGTCCGGGTGGTACTGCTTTATCGCAAGCGTATTGATAAGGGTGTCCACGTTGAGCAAGAGCCGAAAGTCAAAGCCGTGATTGTCGCTAACCTGTTACATCACGTTACCAAAGGCCGCTTCCGGGCCATTGAGCTTGTGTTTGACCAGATAGACGGCAAGCTGCCGAAAGCCATTACCCTGTTAGGCGGCTCTGACGTGTACGTGGACGATTACCAACAGCTGACGGCGCCGGCCCACGCGCTGAAGGGTGAGGACGGCGTGTACTATGCTGAAAACCAATTAATGACTACTCAATGGATCAGGGGGTTTGCGCGCAGTGCTAAGGGGCTGGAAATCCTGGCCGAAGGGCTTGATGATGGATCATAAGATTGGCCCAGTTGAACAGGAAATGCTGGATACCGTCAGAGTCATAGAGAAATATTTACCTATGGCTTCAAACAAATTGCTTCAGCGGTGGAAGGGAGTTTTTACCACCGCTATCCTTAAGATTGAAGAGGAGCTGAACAGTACGCTCATGCACCAATGCGGCGTCTGTGGCTTTGAAGAGTATGGCTACCGGACGGAACTACCGATTGGCTGGCGTGAGAAGGGCGACTTGACTATTTGTTATAACCATGAGGATAATGAGGTTGCCGAGCTACTTAAGAAGGCGATTGACGCCGACAAGCCTGAGCCGGTAGATACCGAGAAAACCCTAGACGAGCTAATGGCAATATTATGAGTGTTGAAAGCAAGCTTCAAACAAATATCCGCGTGTACCTGAAGAGTAAGGGCTGTTACGTTTTGACAATCAGACCACAACCGGGGATACCGGACGGCTGCCCTGACATTATATTTATGCTTGAAGGGTTTTGGGGAGTCATTGAAGTCAAAGATAGCCCCGGCGCTCCTTACCAACCGTTGCAAAAGGAAACGCTTAAGAAACTTGGCGCCTGGTCGTTTGCCCGGCGTGTTGATCCGACTAACTGGTTTGATGTCAAACTAGAAT